AACCCGACCGAGAAGGGCGCGGGGATGACGGCTAAAGGTCGTGCTGAGTACAACGCCAAGAACAACGCTAATCTCAAGCCACCGGCTCCGAATCCAAAGACCGATGCAGACAAAGGTCGTAAGGCGAGCTTTTGTGCGCGCATGTCTGCTGTTGCAAAAAACGCCAAAGGTCCAGCAGAGCGGGCCAAGGCATCACTCAAGAACTGGAACTGCTGATGCAGGTCGAACAGCGCAAAATTGAAGCGCTGATTCCGTATGTCAACAATTCCCGGACGCACAGTGATGAGCAGGTTGCTCAGATTGCTGCAAGCGTTCGGGAGTTTGGTTGGACCAATCCGATTCTGGTTGACGGACAAAACGGTATCATTGCCGGTCACGGTCGTTTAGCGGCAGCTCGCAAGCTCGGGTTGACTGAGGTTCCGGTGATCGTGCTGGACCACTTGTCTGAAGCGCAAAAGAAAGCGCTAGTCATTGCCGACAATAAGCTCGCATCGAATGCTGGATGGGACGATGAGATGCTGCGGCTGGAGCTTGGCGATCTTCAAGAGATGGGTTTTGACGCCACGATTGCCGGCTTCACGACCGAGGAGCTGGACGCTTTGCTAAACGTCACAGAATGCACGGACGGGTTGACCGACGAGGATGAAGTGCCAGAGGCTCCAGAAGAGCCTACAACGCGATTGGGCGACGTTTGGATATTAGGCAAGCACCGGCTAATGTGCGGCGATTCTACGTCGATTGATGATATGCAAAAGCTAACTGATAATCAGTTGGTTGATATGTGGCTGACCGATCCTCCATACAACGTGGCTTACGAAGGCGGTACAGGGTTGACGATTCAAAACGACGACATGGGCGACGATCAGTTTCGTCAATTCTTGCGCGATGCTTACGTCACCGCGGATACCGTTTTAAAGCCCGGCGCCGTTTTTTATATTTGGCACGCTGACTCAGAGGGTTACAACTTTCGCGGTGCGGCAAAAGACGCCGGGTGGAAGGTGCGTCAATGTTTAATTTGGAAGAAATCAAGCCTTGTAATGGGGCGTCAGGATTACCATTGGAAACACGAACCTTGTTTGTATGGATGGAAGGAAGGCGCAGGCCACCTTTGGGCGGCAGATCGTAAGCAAACAACAATTCTTGAATTTGACAAGCCATCGCGCAATGGAGAGCACCCAACAATGAAGCCAGTTGGATTGTTTGAGTATCAAATGCTCAATAACACCAAAGGCGGCGACATCGTGCTGGACTCTTTTGGCGGCAGCGGAACAACCATGATTGCCGCGGAAAAGAATGGGCGTCGTGGCTATTTGATGGAGCTTGACCCGAAGTATTGCGACGTGATAGTAAAGCGCTGGCAGGAGTTCACTGGCAAGGCAGCAACCCACGCAGAATCGGGAATTCCTTTCGATTCAATGACTAACACTTTGACGCAATAAAAATGGTGCCGCACGAACCAACCGATAAAACACGTGGCCAGGTTCAGCAGGCCAGCGGTCTCGGCTTGCCGCACGATCAGATTGCTGCATTGATTGGCATCAGCGACGTGACGCTGCGCAAGTATTACGGCACCGAGCTGGCGCTTGGGAAGGCGACTGCGTGCGCAAACATGGCCAAGACCTTGTACAACAAAGCGTTGATGGGCGACACCACAGCGATGATCTGGTGGACTAAAGCCCAGATGGGTTGGGGTGAGCGCAACACGACCGTTTTGAGCAATCCAGACGGATCGCCGGTCGAGGGCATCAAAGTTACCTTTGTTAAGCCCAGTGAATGAGATTGACTATGCCGTATCAAACGCCGAGTTTCCTGAGAAGCTATCGGTACTTTTTGATAAGCATCGGTATAAGGTAGCCTACGGAGGTCGTGGCGGCGGTAAGTCTTGGGCGATTGCTCGAGCACTGCTGATCATTGGAGCATCTAAGCCGACCCGCATTCTTTGCGCTCGCGAATTCCAAACATCAATCCGTGATTCGGTGCATAAGCTCTTATGCGACCAAATTGAATCATTGCGATTGCATGGATTCTATGAAATAACTCAGACGTCAATCAGGGCTAAAAATGGTTCTGAATTCTTTTTTGTTGGCTTAAAAAATAACGTCAGCAACATTAAATCATTTGAGGGCGTTGACATTTGCTGGGTGGAAGAAGCTCAGTCAGTGTCTAAGATGTCTTGGAACGTGCTGATCCCGACGATCCGTAAACAAGACTCGGAGATCTGGATCAGCTTTAACCCGGAGCTTGAGACCGATGAGACGTTCCAGCGCTTTGTGGTGCATCCTCCTAGCGATTGTGTGGTCACTAAGATCAATTGGAGCGATAACCCCTGGTTCCCAGAAACTTTAAGAGCTGAGAAGGATGCGCTGAAAGAGCGCGATATAGAGGCCTACAACACCGTCTGGGAAGGCATATGCCGGCAGACCGTGGACGGTGCAGTGTTTGCCAGGGAGATGCAGGACGCCGAGCTTCAAGGCCGAATTGGACGGGTTCCGTTCGATCCTAGCAAACCCGTCCATGCCGTTTTTGACCTCGGCTGGTCTGATGCCACTGCTATCTGGTTCCTGCAATTCGTCGGCATGGAAACGCGGCTGCTGCGCTACATGGAAGATAATCAGAAAACGATTAGCTATTACCTAGCGCAATTGCAGACCTTTGGATACCATTACGATACTTTGTGGCTTCCGCACGACGCTGAGAATAAAACGCTTGCAGCGGCTGGCAAATCCATAGAAGAGATCGTAAGAGCTGCGGGTTATAAGACCCGGATTATCCCAAAGGTGCCTGTTGCTGACTCTATCAATGCTGCGCGAACTATTTTCAACAACTGCTGGTTTGACCGAGAAGCGTGCTCAGAAGGTCTCACCTGTCTGCGCCATTACCGCTATGAGGTCGACCCAGAGACGGGTGGATTCTCAAAGTCTCCCCTTCACGATCATTATTCGCACGGCGCAGATGCATTCCGATACATCGGATTGATGGTTAACGAACCCAAAGCACGTAAGAAACAACAGACGTTTACGCTACCGACAAACTGGATGAGCTGAAATGGCAAATTATCAAAACGAAGGCGAAGATAGCCGCATTGCCGACGCAATGAAATTCCTGCGCCTGGCCAACGAAGCCGATAGCGTCAACCGTTCGGATGCGCTGGACGATCTGCGCTTTGTCAGCGGCGATCAATGGCCGGTCGAGATCCAGAACAGCCGCAACCTTGAGGCTCGACCCTGCCTGACGATCAACAAGCTTGACGCATACTGCCGGCAGATCGCCAACCAGCAGCGCCAGCAACGACCGCGCATCAAGGTCCATCCATGCAACAGCTACGCAAACAAAGAGACTGCCGAAGTTGTGGAAGGGATAACTCGGCATATTGAGATCAATTCTGATGCCGACAGCGCTTACGACAAGGCGTTTGAGTACGCTGTTCGCATGGGTTGGGGCTACTGGCGCATCGTCACCGATTACACGTCTCCCGATTCGTTTGACCAAGAGGTCTACATCGAGCCCATCGAAAACCCATTCTCGGTTTACTTCGATCCAAACAGCACGGCGCTGGATGGCTCGGACCAAGAGCGTTGCCTGATCACGACGATCATGAGCAAGGATAAGTTTCGGGATATGTACCCAGACGCCGACGATGGCGGCAACTTCTCGGCTCGAGGTGGCGGCGATAGCAACCCCGAATGGGTGACCAAAGAAGACGTGCGAATTGCCGAGTATTTTTACATTGAGCGCACGCCTGCCAAGCTCTATTTGCTGAACGACAAATCCCGTTTGTTCAAGGACCAGCTCCCGAGCAAGGATTTCATGGCTCAGCACGGGCTTGAGATCGTCGGCGAGCGCGACAGTTACAAGAAAGTGGTCAAGTGGTGCAAGCTCACCGCCATGGAAATCCTTGAAGAGCGCGATTGGCCAGGCAAGTTTATCCCTGTCGTGCCGGTTTATGGCGGTCGGATCGTGATTGACAGCAAGTCGATCAAGTACGGTCTAGTGCGCTATGCCAAAGATCCCCAGAAGATGTACAACTTCTGGCAGACCAGTATGACCGAAGCGATTGCCCTCGCGCCAAAAGCCAAGTGGTTACTGGCCGAAGGGCAGGACGAAGGGCACGAGAACGAATGGGCTGCGGCTAACATTAAAGC